ACTTGTTGGCAATGTACATCTTGCGTGCTTTGCCAAGGAAAAGTGTTGGGTCTGTACGGATACGGAATGCTGCATCTGCAGTACCTGAGATCCAAGTGTAAAGACCGCTCTTGCCTTCCATATCTTCAGGAAGGAAAAGGTTTGCTAGTTGACGACCAGGTGAGTACTTAGCAGCATTGACTTTAGCAATTGCTTCTTCAGTTAACTTGTCGCCCTCTTTGCTGCCGACTGCAAATGCAATCTGCTTTTGCTCTTCATTCTGAGCTTCTGCAACAATCTGGTCTAGTGGGATACCAGCTGAAATCTTTTGTGCTACAGCAATACGGTTAGCACCGTATGTCTCGATAGCTTTCTTAATGCGGTTGTCGTTAAAGACCATCTCGCCATTAGCGCCAGACTTCTTCCAAGCATCTGCAAGATCTTCTTTTTCCATAGTAGCGATAGCGCCAGTACGGTATGCACGTGTTACCTGATCTGATGCCCAGTTAGCAGCGTTAAAGATTGCCTTAATTGGCTCAACAACTGGACGTGAAATAATATATGCAGCTTGACCAATGATGCCACGGTTAGGTGTCTCATCATTTTGACCAAAGAACTCAGCCATCTTCTTTTGCTTGTCAGTATTGAGTTGCTGGAACTCAGCAGCAGCAACAGTTGCTGGAAGATTAGAAAGAGTTGTGTGTGTTGAATACATATCTGCAAGTGAATTGATTTGATTCATCTGTGCAGGATTAAGGTTTGACTGCTTTGCAGCCTGATACAGATTACCTTTGTTGATATTCTGTCCCATTAGAGTCCTCTAGATAGGGCCTGCTCATACAAAGCGGTGATCTCACCATTGGTGTCGTATGGAAGCATCTTTGAAAGAATCTGTGAAAGCGATTCTTTAGCTTGTGGGTTGCCTAAAATCTCTGGTCCTGGACCTGCACCCATTGGAATACCAGCTGTGATTGGTTCATCTGGTCGTGCAGTTGGTGCATACAACGGTGTAACTGGAGCCTGCATAGCAGCTTCACGGACATCTCCGCCACGAGCTGGTCGTACATCTTGCGTTTGTGCAAGAGGTGCGCCCTGCTTAAGTGCTTGTGTCTCAACACCTTCACCGTATGAAGTAGAACCCATAGGTAACTTATCGGAACGTACTGAGTACTTTCCTGGACCTGACGCACCTGCAAGTGGGTTCATTGGTGCAGTTGTCATTTGTCCTCCTCTAACGTTTCTAAATCTTGTGCCATATCTTCCCAAGCTTTATTGACCTTGGTTTTTTGATTAGCGTGGTAAATTGAAAGTTCATAAATCTCTGACATTAATGTTTCTACGCATTGTGTTAGGTTGTAGAAGAACCCAGTAATAATTACTATAAAGTCTGTCCGGCGTACAGGGCGTGGAATCCTATCGTTATCGTTCAACACCCTGTACACCTTTCAGTAGTTACTTAAGCCTTCTTGCCTTTGCGAGCTGTTCCGGCATAACCGAAGTCTACTTTACCGCCCTTTGGCTTTGAAGTATCCTTCTTGCCTTCAGTTGGCTTTTGCATTGAAGCCTTAGCCTGTGATCCCTTGTTCATATTTGCACCTCCTTCGGTTATGCTGCACCGCCGGTTAGTCCGGCGAGTAGTGTTGCTATATCGGGTTTTTGACCAGCAGCAGGGGCCATACCAGCTTGTTCTTGTGGAGGTTGCTGCGAGGCAGGAGCGGTGGCCGCACCTGCTGCTGGAAGTTGTGGTCCACCTGGCAACATTGGTGCCTCTGGTGGTGGTTCTGGTGCGAATGCTTTTTCTACGATTGACTCTAGTGACAATCCCTTTTGACGACCCTTAATAACTTCTGCAATTCGTGTAACGATTAGCGATGGGTCTTGGCCTTGCGCTGCAAGCGCTGGGATAGCTTGTGCGTACTGTGCCACTGAGACACGAAGAGCATCACGCATTTCTTCAATATCAACACGTTGTTCCTCCTGTGAGACGTTAAGGTCCATAGGAATCTCACGGCGTACATAGTCACGAGATACTAGCTTGTCTGAACGCATCTGTAGCAATGCAATGATTGCACGTGATGGGTCCATACCAGACATAATTCCGTAACGAACGTCTACACCGTACTCGCCTCTGATGTCACGACCAGGTGTGTACTTGAGTACATAAGGTGTTCCGTCTTCAGAACCTCTGATTGTCTTTTGTACATTGCTGAATAGTTTTTCATCTACCTCGAAGCAGAGTCCAATAAGATCAGCGAACATTCTAGCAAATTGCGATTGTGCTGATTTGATTTGAGTATCAAAACCAGCTTGCAACTCTTGAACGCCACGACCAGTAATAACACTTGCACTGGTATTTCCGGATCTGGTTTCAGGGTAACGAGCGCCAAGCCGTAGTTCACGTTCTAGCACTCCTGACTCTGTAAAGACTCCTGGTGGTAGGTCTAAGCCTACACGACGGATGTTCTGTGGCTGAGAAGAACGCATAATTGAATCTGGACCAAGAGCCAGTTCTTGCACATCCTGTGGGATAGCAATAGGTGCTTGGATAGATTTTTCTGCAGCCTGAATCTGAAGGATTGCAAAGCGAGCACGAGCGAGTTGGACTGCCAAGACATCGTCATACTGACCACGTGCTTCGCCGTCAAGAGAAGGTCGCTGTGCTACACGGACCATACACTTACCGATTGGGTTAGGTGTACGGATTAAAGTTAAGTTCTGACGTTCTGGCAAGTAGATAAGATCTTGCTCAGCATCGTGGTAACGCACCATCGTAATAGATGGGCTACCTGGTTGGTAGTTATTCTTCTTCAAGATTGCATCTGTAAACTCTGGGTACTGAGCAATTAATGTTTCAGCATCAGTGTTAAGAACCTGTGTCAAAGAAACTACACGACCAAAGCGGTCTACTTCTGGGTAGCAACCCCAAGGATTAAGTAGGCGCATACGTGGGTTGTTGGAGTCGTAATCCATCTCCACCATACCTACCATCATTCCGTAGGTGTTGTACCAGTCTGCACCTTGGTACATCTGTAGCTGCATTTCAGCAACTGAGACGTAGAAGTTTGCAATACGTGTACGAGTATCTGCAGCTTTACGTGCAGAGTCTGAAACCATATTTGTAGCTTCGCAGTTAAATGATGGCAGTGGTGCCATTGCTTCTGCTAGATCTCGTGCTGCAACGTCAATGAAGTTAGCCACGAGTGGCTTTGGATAATCTTCGGAGAACATCGAAGGGTAGACCTTAGATAGATCTCCTTGACGCACCGAAAGCACATCACGCATACGCTGATCGCGTGCAGCGTATTTGGTCTGCAGTCGACCTAACTTAGCATTGACTTCTTTTGGTGTTAGCACTGGGGTTGTCCTTACTTAGACTTTTTAGTTAATCCTGGGTACTTCTTAGCGATGGCCTTCTTTGCATCCATCTCTGCCTTCTTTACACCTGCTGGCGATACACGCTTCTGGATTGCTTCAACTGCTGCAGGTCCTGTAAGAGTCTTAGATTTTGCTGCCTTCTTAGTTGCTTCTTTTTTTGCTACTTCTTTTAGAAACTTAATATCTTTTTCGGCTTTCTTAGCAAGACCAGGTATAGGCTTTTTCATATTTGCCATCGTTATCTCCTTAGATGAATGTTTTATGTTGATCTGCGATTAACTGGTCAATGTTGACCACTACACGCTTTCGTTTCTCAGCTGATGTAAGAAACGGATTCTTTAGATGGTGTGAGTTGTACTGACCGTAGTTGAGCATCTCACGTGCTCGGATCTCGCAGAACCACAACGCCATTACTAAGTCTGTCTTGCCCTTAGTAGTAGGGGTCCAAGTGATTAACTGTTCGATTAACGCCTTAACGTTTTCAGTTTGGTCACTAGGTAAGTGAATAAGGTTGTCTCTATGGTGCTTGCCATCGTGTTGCTTGGTGCCGAACAGAGTTGACATTGACGCGACACCAAAGCCTGCATCCCACTTGTTGTTGCCTGTATGGTGTTCCCGCAGTAACACTCCGCGTGATGCCAAGTGTTGTCTGATTCCTTCATCTTGCGTAAGGAATGATTGGAAAGCGTTACGTTCGACGATCCATTCTGACGGGCCATAGAGAGAAGTCCAATTAAAGATTAGGTCACGAATATCGGCTGGGCTTGGTCGCGTGATTTTTATAGCATCTACGATGTAGCGTTTGTTGGTATTGCGATCTATCGCATAACAGATAGCTGCAGTATCACCAATCATCGCTGGATCTAGTCCACAGATAATTGAGTAGCCACCTAGATCTCTAGGATGGCCTGGGTTACCAGCTACTAATGGACCGGCCTTACGCATTCCATCAATGGAGCCACGTACACAGACCGGATCAAAGGCTGAGTTCTCAGATACATCTTGCTGTTGATAGACAAGCGCCCAGGTGGATGTATCCATTGCTTGGCGTTCGTTGTAAAGGTTACGTCCAGACCAGCGTGGGTATAGGCCGTCTTCATCTTTGTCAGCTTCTTCTTGTCCATCAAATGGAGCATCTGACTTAGGCCACAAGGTAACCCACTTGTCAGGGTCTTCATCTGTCTCAAGTAGTGCTGGCATAGCAAGATAGGTCCAAGGAACCAAGCCACCTGGGTATCTATCCTCTGAGCGAAGCTCGCGGTACAAGTCAACGGAGGCAACGCGGGTTCCAATAATAATCAGCTTACCTGTTGGGTTAAGACGAGAACGTACGTCCTGGGTTAACCACTTGATCTGACGCTCGAAGTCATTGGCGTTAGATAGAGTCACCGCGTCATCTACAATAATCATATCTGCACGCTTACCGTAGATCTGACCGCCGATACCGACGGCTTCGATGTTTGGGTCCTTTTCGCTGGACTCACGTAGCTCATCACCGAAGGTGACACGGGTAGCCTGCCACGAGGCTGTCTTAGAGTTAAACCCTACGCCAGCAGCGTACGCACTTTGTAGATCTTCATACATAGGATGTGTAAGGCGTTGCTTAATGGCGTAGAGAAAGTCAGCTGCCAGACGCTGAGTCTGGGATACAATCAATACACGAAAGTTAGGATTCTGGGCAACCATCCAGGTTACGTAGTCCACAGTGATTGTGATGGACTTGGCGTGGTTGGGCGGGATGTTGACAAGGATACGGTTATTAGCCAGACCCTTTTCATACTTCATAGAAGGGTGTAGCCAGGAAGGCTCGCGGCCTTCGATCACATCTACGATGTTCTTCTGATGTGGGAAGGTGCGGCTGTGTAGGAAGCGCTGGCGGAATTCGACGAAGTCGATGTCGTGGACATCTCCACCTGCGAACTGCTTGTCCTTCAGGCCGAGCCTGGTTCGGTCTACCTTGTCAGCAAATACCTTATCGGTGCGACGGTAGTACTCATAAGTCTTAATGGATTTGCCAGCAGAAGCCGTAGCCTGCTCAATGGTCATACCCTCTGCTACACAGCCAAGGATAATACGCTTGGCTATATCGGCTGAATTCTCTGCCACGTAATCTCCTAAAGGTTATCGGGGACGGGCCGAGATCGATTTAATTAGCTGCATCGAAATATTCGATTAGCTGTTAAGTTAATAGAATTATCCCAACTAAAAGCACCGCTAGTCGGGCTTAGCGCCCGAAGGAGCCACAGCGAACTGAGGGGTAAGTCAGCGCTCGTCCTAGGGGACTCGCGTAGGGTAACCGTAGCGAGCTGGACGGGGCTATCTCAATTACCGCCCCTACTGTATATAAGGCAGGAAAAATAACGCATTTCCCGTTTTTGCTTTGTGACGTTAGTCACATACAGTAAAAGCCCTGCTCAGAGCTATAATGGGATCTCACTTTAGTCGAAATATTTATTGTGGGTACACTATACACTCCCCCTCCGTATTCACAAT